AAGACAAGACCGCTGAAACCTAGGCGGTTTTTGTTTGTTTAAATTGCTAAATATCACCAAATGTGGTATAATAGGGGTATCAGTTACGTGATTTGTGACATGAATCCGCTACCTTAGGACTGAAACCAATTGTAAAGCTGTGCATGAGTTTAAAAACAATCAGCTATAGTCAGGTTAATGTGAGTCCGACTCTCACCAATTGGTACTGTGGCGTAAGTCAAAGAATCGATGACAGTAAGACAATAGCCGCTTCAGCGTTGGGACATTATGCAATAGCCCATAGGAGCAGACAGTGTGTAAGTCACTGACGCCACATTAAAGCTAATATATGAGCATAACAAAGCCCCTACGAGGTGTAAGGGCTAAGATGTTAGTCAAGTTCAAGTGGCTCAATGTATGGTATGCCGTTAAGGTCAAGCAATTCCAAAGGCGGGAGCATGTGGTCAAAGTGTTCAAAGGTTTCAATGTCTTGTATAGCGGTTTCAAGCTCAGTATATGACATTATTTTTCCCCCTTATAGTCAAAGTGTGAACCTGCAACAAGCAGGAAAGTGAGAGAAATGGCTAGAAATGTAAATGATAGTATAACATTCATGATATTACCTCCTGTAGTGGAGGGGGACTAAGCCCCCAGTGGTTTAACGGTTTGCCCAATATCCTCTACAACTAACATTTTTACTGTAGCGTTTCCAATAGCTTCTAAGGCGTTTCTCATACTTGACAGCCATTTCAGCCTTAACAGAGTTGATTGTATTTAATAGAGATTCAGAGACAACAATAGCACCGGGGTATCTGTCTAACGTATCATATGTTATTCCGCACAATTCCCCTTGCGTTCTATCGTTACAGTATTCAGCGATTATAATAAGTGGGTCGCCATGATAACTCGTTGACTCCATTGGCTTAGGTGCGTTAGTCCTCATGTTAGTATCGATAAAAAGTTGCTCGTTGCTGTTGGGAATGTCGTATTCATCGTCAAACCAAAGCGTTTTAGTGATTGAAGGTTTCTTGTCACCGATTGCAATATATTTACCGTCGTGCTGAATATACTCTGTTTTCTTGTAACAATGATTAACCATATCTTTACTGCTCCACTGCTTTTGAAGTAGTTCCATTAATTTATTATCGATAGTAGTTTTCATAATATATTACCTCCTGTAGTTGAGGGGGACTAGCCCCCAGTGGTTTATGTTATCGTTTAAGGTATGACCGACCGTTGTTGACGGTGTAGTAGTTCTTGACCGTCCCGTCGGTGTTGAGGATTTCTAGCAGATACTCACCGCCACGATTTAGCGACCATAACCTAATCCTTTTAATGTTGTTATCGGTAATTTGGTCAAACATGTAGCCGCTTTCGTTTATGAGTGATGCTCTATAGTTTTTCATTGGAACCTCCTATGGTTTGAATGGTTCGTTGCTGTTTCTTATCTAAGTACATTGTATCACGTATGGAGCATGAGCACAATATACACAATAGCCAAAGATTAACGGATAAACTGTACAGAATGACCAATGGTATTATGATACTATCAGAAAGTGTCAATTAGAAATCAAAAAAACTTATATAAAGGGGACAGATGAAAATTAAAAGAAAAGAATTTAAAAAACTAGTAGAACAGAATAGGGATATAAGGTTATTACTTACTGATTACATAGAGGAAAACAAAAGACTCAACGCAGAGTTGGGAGCAATCAAGCGTGCAAACGGTGGTAGAACACTAAACGAGTATATCAAGCTCCACACAGGTAAACTATAATGGCAGATACAACAGTATACAAGAATAACCTGGACTCAAATATTACAAAAGATGGACAATTAATGAGAGAAATATGCAAACAGTTTAACATAAAGATAGACAGAGACTATAATTATAAAATAAACATATGCACAACTAAATTAAAAAGAAGGTGACACTATGAGCACGCTAACAAACAAACAGGAAGGCTTTGTACAATCGCTACTTAAGGGTAAGACACAAAGACAGGCTTACAAGGACAACTACAACGCCGAGAACATGGCAGATGTTACTATAGATGTAAAGGCGTGCGAGTTATTAGTAGTCGGTAAGGTTAAGGCAAGGCACGCACAGTTGCAGGGCAGAACAAGGGATAGAGTGGAGGAGCAAGGGCTTTTAACGGCTACTGACATACTCCGTAAGATGGAGGAATTAATCAAAAGAAACGAGAATATCGACGACAGAATCGCGCTAGATGGTTTAAAGACTTACGGCAAGCAGTACTCATTGTTTACTGATAAGGTTGTAAATACTAATCTTAACTATGAAATGACCGAAGAAGAAGCGGATAACATACTTTCAGCCGAAGGAATCAGCGTGGATAACGTATAATAGTGTAAGAATATGCTCAAATATACGGCATAGTAGAAAAAAACAAGCAATTAGGGCTATATGACAGTATAATAATGTAACAACAGCAGAACTTCACAGAAAAGTCAGAGGTCATTATGTGGAATAAATACGAGGAATACGAAAAGGCATGGGCAAGAGGATACGAAGGTGGACGCAAAGAAAGACGTGACAGTCTACTAGCATACCGACAGAGCAATACGGATAGTTGTAATGAGATAGAACGACTGAAGAGGCTCACAAGGATAAGTGATGGATAAAATACAAGTAGCTAAAGCAATTAAGACTAAGCAGAGGGCAAACGCTAAGAGAGATTATCATACGTTTTCTGCTAAGTATCTTAATATAACCAATAAGCAAGGCGATAAAGTTAAACTTGTGCAAAACAATGCGCAAAATAAGTTAGAGGATGTGATTACTAATCTGCGGACTCAAGGGCGACCACCTAGAATAATTGTGCTAAAGGCTAGGCAGGAAGGGATATCGACTGACACCGAAGGCAGAATGACATATAACACATCCACTAAGTCAAACCGCAATGGGTTAGTTGTAGCACATCGCTCCGACAGTACCGCCGCACTATTCGCTAAGACAAAGTACTTTTATGATAACATGGATGACGATATCCAACCGCTGAAGCAAGCGAGCAACGCAACAGAGTTAGTCTTTAATACACCTACGAACTATCAAGGCAATAAAAAGGGGCTTAACTCTAAGGTTAAAATACAGACAGCAGGTAAAGCAGGTATCGGGCGGTCAGACACGTTCCACTATGTACACCTGTCAGAGTACGCGTTTTGGGAGGGTTCTGACGATAACTCACCTGATAAACAATTAAGCGGTATATTGCAATCAGTACCCGAGGCACTAGACACCTGGGTAATCATAGAGTCAACAGCTAATGGCATCAACTCATTTAAAGACGAATGGGACAAAGCAGTAAAGGGCACATCAGGATTCACACCTCTATTCTTGCCATGGTATATCCACGAAGAGTACGTACGAGAGGTAGAGGACGCGGAGAGTTTTATATCAACACTGAGCAAGTACGAGCAATGGCTTATGGATGATATGCACTTACCTGTTGACAGAGTAGCATGGTGGAGGCATCAGCTACAATTCGCATGTGGTGGAAATGTAAACACGATGAAACAGGAGAATCCTACAACACCTGAAGAGGCATTCATCTTTAGTGGTACACCTGTATTTGATAATGAGAAGATAACTAGACGTATTGAGGAGCTGAGAATAAAGCAGTCATACACAGAGGGTTATTTCACGTTTGAATGGCAGGATGAAACATGGAAAGACCGTATCATTGATAGTAGTATAAAGTTTGTTGCATCAGCGACTAAGAATTATATTCGTGTGTATAATACACCAACGCATAAAACACCGTATGTATTGAGCGGTGACACTAAAGGCGAGGGTAAAGACGAGTATACAGGTCAAGTAATGGATAACACAACGGGTAAGAGGGTTGCTACGGTACAGATACAGCTTAATAACTCAAAACCCTATACGTGGCAGATGTATTGCTTGGGAAAATACTATAATCAGGCACTAATCGGAATTGAGATGAACTTTAATACAGCACCTCTTGAAGAGTTACAGAGACTGAAGTATAAGAATCAATACTACAGAGAGAAGTCAGAAGGATTCAACGGTGAACTAACATTAGGCAAAATAGGTTGGAAAACAGACGGTATAACAAGACCTAGAATGATAGACAAAGAGGTTTACCTAGTTAATGAGCGTTTAGACCTAATACAAGATATACCGACACTGCAACAGATGTTGACCTTTGTTTATGACAAAAATGGTAGACCTGATGCGATGTCAAGCAAACATGATGATTTACTAATTGCTGATTGTATCCTTAATGAGATAGGAGACCAACAGCGTTCTTTCATAGTAAAAAAACAAGAAACAATAGAAACAGAGCAAGATGTATATGCAAATCAAATGACAGATTGGAGTGTTTATTAAATGGAAATGATGATTATAGGTGTGTTAGTTGGTATGTGTGGGGTCTTGCTATACGATAGATTCAAGACAGTAGAACATGCAATCAACGAACCAACAGAAGAAGAAGAACGTAAGCGAGTCGAACAGGTAGAGCATATTGAAGGACTAATGAATTATGACGCAACAAAGGCGGTGAAGCATGGATAACTACGAACCATCAAGGGAATACGAATGGTATCAGAATGGAATAAGCTATAACAAGAGACTAGAGCCTAGTTATTATGATGTAGTAGATTGTAATTGGGATTTCTTTTACGGTAAGCAATGGCGTAATGCAGGGCTATCAGATGAACTACCACAACCGGTCTTCAACTTTGTTAATAGGTATGTGACGTTCTTTGTTTCATCTATCATGGCTAACAAGACAGAGGTAAGATTTGACTCACCTATAATGGATACAGACGAAGAAGTAGAAGATATATCAGACGATATTCTCAATCAATCGTGGGCAGAATTCGAAGAAAGAGTCAAGCTAGTATGGAAAACCAAGAACGCTCTATATGACGGTGCAGTAACGGGTGACTATGTAGGGCATGTACGTATGGATGCAGAGTTAATACCTTACAATGGGGCATACAGCGATGTTAAAGGGGAACTAGTGTTCGACTTAGTGGATGCTAACAATTTCTACGTTGCTAACCCTAACAGCAAGGAGATTCAAACACAAGGTTATGTACAAATAGTAGGACGTGATACAATTGCCAACCTAAAGGCTGAAGCTAAAGCAGTACAGGAAAGCCAAGAAGAGTTTGACGAGATTACAACAGATACTGACAATGAGCAACAAGCATCAAGGTTTGGTCAAATTGAGATGGAAAACGGTGACGATGATACAAGCAAGGCAACGTATATCATTACGTACACTAAGAAAAAGGTAGAAGGTTCTGACAGAAAGACCGTACACGTTTCTAAGTCTACTAAGGATTATTACATCTATCAAGATATTAACCTTGAAACTGAACTTTACCCCGTAGCCCATGGAAATTGGGAACTGCAACGAAACACCTATCGTGGTATGTCGTTTGTAACGGGAATGATTCCAACACAGATATATATCAACCGAGGCTTTGCTATGGCGATGTTTAACACGATGACTACGGCTTTTCCTAAGTTGTTATTTAATAAAGATAAGATAAGCGGATTCACAACAAGTGTAGGTGGTCAGATAGGTGCAGAGTTAGCACCGGGCGAATCACTAAGCAATATCGCACAATATGTAACCCCGGGTAATATGTCAGCACAAGTTGTGCAGATGATAGAGTTGGCAACACAGTATATGAGGGATGCAGTAGGAGCGGCGGACGCTTTACTTGGTAACGTAAACCCTGAACAAGCATCAGGTACAGCAATTTCAGTAGCTTCTAAACAAGCGGGTATACCATTAGAAAACCCACGCTCCAACATGTACAATTGGTTAGAGGACATAGCGAAGATATATAGCGATATGGTTAGTCACCTTTATGGTAGCAGACCTGTAATCATGCCTACAGAAAATGGTTCAGAGTTAGCGGAGTTTGATTTTGACACATTGCAAGGTATGTACAAGCAAGTTAAGATTGAAGTAGGACCTTCTACTTATTGGTCTGCACTAGCTTTAAAAGATACAATGGACAACCTATTAGCTAATGGTTACATTGAGTTTGTTACATATCTAGAGGGAATGACTGATGAGTTTGTACCTAATAGACAGAAAATGATTGACGATATTAAAGAAGCACAGCAAGTTGCTGAAGAAGGTGGCGGAGATGAGCAAGAGTTCATCGGCAGTCTATCACCCGAAGAGCAACAAGAGTTCTTAGCATTACCACCCGAACAACAACAAGCAATATTTGAACAAGCAAGGGGAGGTGTGCAAAATGAAGTGTGAGTTCTGTGATGGAAACCTATATATAGGTAAAAGCGAATTAACAACAGCTGTAGACTCATTGGACATCTATAGCGAGGTAGAATTAGTATGTACAAACGCTAATTGTAGCAACTATGGTGGACTTGATTTAAAGAAACCTAAGAAAAGTAAGAAACTTAAGAGCAAGGTTAATTGACAAATATCACAATATGTGGTATAGTGAAGGGGATTAATGGATACAAACATGAGAGAGCTACGATGCTCCAACGAAAAGTGTAATGTTAACAAGCATACTGGTGAGGTAGGAAAGCCTAAGTTGTTGGGCAAAGGTGACCTTGTCGAAGGCAGTGTATTAGAAATCAGATGCAGATGCGGAACAATTACACAATTCAAAACACAAGCACAAAAGTAGAAACCCAAGGAGGTTCAAATGGACTTAGCAAAGAAGTATAACAAAGCAATTGATAAGATGTATAAGCATGAAACTATATTCAAAGCGGTATTCATTCCTAAATATAGAAGATTTCCTAAGATATGCAAGAAGCTCAAGCTAGGGAAATGGATTTAGGAATAGAAAACTAAACAATAGAACGTCATTGAACGTCATTCCTTAACAGGGGTGGCGTTTTTATATGCTCTCAACCATAAGAGCAGAGGAGAACAAACATGGATGAAATCGGCAACCAAACCGAAGCAACCGAAGAACTCGATTACATTTTACCCGAAGGCTACAACGAAGAAACTGATAGCTTTGACGAGGTAGAAACTGACACAGAATTAGCTGTTGATACAGATGTAGAAGATAGTGAGACTGAAACCGAAGAAACTACTGAGGATACCACCGAAGATGTAGAAGCGGAGAAAGCAAAGTTATCTGAACTGTTAGGATTTGACGAGTACAAGTACAATCACGAAGTTGGAAACGTTAACGACCTAACACCCGAAAAAGCAAAGATGTTTATGCAATTAGGCATGAAAGAAGCGAACGTTGATAATAGTGCAAGAGAACAGAACAATGAGTTCTTAGAGGTTGCCGAGATGTTTGAAATGGACGCTGACAAATTAATGGAAACTTTACGACAACAGTATTTTGACGATAAAGCTTCGAAAGAATCACGCAATGTTAATGATGTTAAAACAGAATATGAATCTTCACGCAAGACCATGCAAGATAAGATGGTTGACCGTTTTGTAGATAAGTACCCTGATATACCCGTAGATAAACTAACCGAAGAGGTTATGGATGCGGTAGCCAAGGGTCAAGACATGACACAAGCTTATGAAGGTAGCCTTAAAGATGGTGAGTTGACAACAAAGTCTGACACAATTAAAACACTCACAGATAAGGTAGCTGAATTAGAAAAGCAATTAGGTGTCAAGAAGCAGAACGCAAAGACTAAAAGTAAAGGCGTGGTTAAAAGCGTAAGTGGTTCAGATTCTATAGCAAGCGATGATTTCTTAGCAGGCTTACTAGGAGAATAAAATGGCAGTTAATCTAGCAACCAAATATCAAAAAGCAATCGACCAAGTATTTTCAGTTGGTTCATTGACAAAAGTCGGTTTCGGCGGTAAATTCGACTTCACAGGCTCTAACATTGTTAAGGCTTATACGCTTGTAACTCAAGCACTCGGTAACTATACTAGAACAGGTACTTCCCGTTATGGTACACCAACCGAAGTAGCCGACACTGTAGCAACTTACACATTAGCACAAGATAAATCTTTCTCAGCAGTTATTGACAAAGGTAACTACCTTCAAGGTAATCTTGTTAAAACTACAGGCGCATTCATGAAAGCACAAATGGACGAGCAAGTAACACCACTTATGGATACTCGTAACCTTGCAGTTCTTACAGCTACAGCAATAGCGGCAACACAAGACGTTCTCACAGTTATTACAGCAGCTAATGCTTACTCAACTCTGTTGACAGCAGGTGAAGCACTTGATGAAGCTAAAGTTCCTTCAAATGGACGTGTATGTTTCGCTAATCCTACTTATTACAAGTTCCTTAAGTTAGACGATCAATTTATCCTTCCATCAGATATGGCACAAAAGATGGTTATCAAAGGTTTAGTCGGAGAAGCAGACGGAGTTAAGATTATCAAAGTTCCTACTAGCTATTTCCCTGCTAACACTAACTTTATTCTTACTCACCCTAAAGCAAACGTTAACCCACGTCAATTAGAAGAACTCTTTACTCACGAGAATCCTCCAGGAATCTCAGGTGCTTTAATTGAAGGTCGTTACATCTATGACGCTTTCTCATTCGCACAGAAATTGACTTCTACTTACAGAAGCAAGAAGGCGTAGAACGGAGTTATAAATGAAACTTAGAAAAGGCATGAAAGTTGTTTCGGTATCCGATGAAGTGGGGCAAGTATTAATTGAGCGTCATGGATTCAAGGAAGAAAAACCAAAGAAAGCCTAAACCATAGGGCAGTCATACTATAAAATGTGTGGCTGTCCTATTTTAACGAGAGGAGAACAATATGCATGTACATGGCGGAACAGTAGATATAGCAATTCAAGACCAAACATCAGATAGAATAAGTCTATTTCTAGGGGCAACTCTAGGAGATATTATATTACTAACCACAGCAGTTAAGGATAGTGCTTCATTTAACATCACCACAGATGGAACAGTACCTGTTGTAGGTAATTTTATACTCATTCAAGAAGACAAAAAAGTAACACAAGAAGAAATACTAACAGTGGTAGCAGTAGCGGGGGCAGAGTATACAATATCTATAGCAATCCCACTAGATGTAACTTATAGCACTACAGCAAGTGCAAGCCTACAGAATGTAGATATGAACATAAACGGAGCAACAACAGCCACTACATTCAGCGCAACACCTGAAACAGGCACTGCATGGGATATAAACAGAATGATAATATCAATGACCCATGGAACAGCAGGCGATGATGGTCTTTATGGTAACCTAACTAAATTGACTAACGGTGTTTATTATCGTAAAGAAGGAACAACTTCAGCACAAAGCCTTTATAACGTCAGAGAAAACGCTGAATATAGAGTAGAAGGATATGATGTTACGTACCCTACACGCTCAGGTGGTGGTGGTACATTCGGTACAGCTTCAAGAGTAACGTTCAATGGACAAGATAAAGCGGGTGTAGCAATTAGAGTTAATGGAACACTAGCAGAATCATTCTCAGGCAGGGTAAGAGACAATATATCAGCACTCACAACCCATAGAGTTAAAATACAAGGACA